TTATTTTTTGATTTGGATGTCTTGACCTAATATAACTTGATGTAGTTTCAAATTCACTATCAGGAAAAATACGAAACATTAATTTATCATAAGATGTATCAATATCTAAATCAGTAGTGTTATCATCACTAAAGTAAGCTTCTTTGTTTTTAGCGTGTTCAATTACAATCTCATTTGAAATTATATCACGAAAGTATCTAACCTCTTGAATACTTGCGGTTTCATAATTAAAAATATTACTATCAATTGTTGGACCTGGAACTGATAAAGAGCCCGCGGAATTCCAAACATTATTAAATGTAGAATTATTGCCTAAAAAACTTGCGGTTGGGTTTGCTAATAAATTACCCCAATCATCAACCCATGCTGAGTTTATATTAATGCTAGCTGATGATAATGTAAATACTGCATCTCTACGTGTCACGTATGGAACATATGATGATGATATAATATCACTACCATTTATATTTAAACGAATCCGAGCGGTTTTATTTGAAATGTTATAATCCCAAAAATAGTCAACATTATCAGAACCATCGGACAATCTTGCTACGTGGTAATTTCCCTGCGGCATTTTACCAATTATTTCAATTGAGTTTGGTCTATCTAAATTAATATCATCCCATGGGGCTGTTAAATATTTTGATGGCGATAGTTCTAATTTGTTTACAAATCTTTCATGTTCATAAACATTTTTACGAGTTGAAATTGTAGGCCCACCCCACTCACGAATTTTTAAGAACGCTTGTGGAATTCCATATGTTGCAAGGATTGCTTTGATAGAACGAGCAGTTCCCTTTGTCTTATACAACATTGGTAAATTGTTAACAATTCTTCTCCAAGTTTCATGAACAATTTGTTGGCGTGATTTAGATTGTAATGATCCTGTATTAAATAATGTGCCATTATCTTCAACACCCAATGCGTATTTCCAAAGAGACGCATCAGAGTAGCCATTTGCTAACTTCCATCCCATAGACTCAGCTACCGACTTTAATATATCATCAGCCATACCATCATTTGGATGTTCTTCTCTACGATTAATATCAGTTAATGATTTAATATATGTCCATTGAATATCAAAGTGTTGACCAATCATATCAACAAAAGTAATATATTCCGCATTACGCTCGTCTTCTTGAAGATGAATTGGAATCATGTTTCTTAAACGAGCATCATTAAATTCATCATACAAAGACGCAGACGAATATACACCACTATACCAAGACTCACCTTGAGATGAAGTGGTATCATATAGTAAATGTGGAAATATGTTTGTTTTAGGATATGGTGATATATTAAATGCAGATGAAGACCAATGTGTGTAGTTATTGGATGTAGTATCGTAATAAAGATAATTTTCAAAGTTATCAAACCCTCCAATAATTCTATCTCTACGAACTATTGATTGAGATACATTTGTTAACACAGCGGTAGTATTTGAACTACTAATTGATGTTAAAAAATTAATCCGGCCGTTATAACCTTCAATTTGTTTTAATTTGTATACAAAATTATCAACACGTTCGGTTGCTGATGAAAAATGAACAAAATTTGTAAAATCTGAATAATCAATATTAAGTTTTACATTACCCAATGACCCACTAAAATAATGATTAATTAACCGTGCTGATGTAGTAGCATCAATGTCTAATAAAGAATTCCATGTTTGAAAATTAGTTCCATCTGCGGTTTTATCACCAACCTCCATATTGTAATTTGGTTGTGAAAAGTCAACACCATCATTCGATACTACACTTGGAAATGCTATAATTTTTTCTATGTAAGAATCATAAATTCTACCATCTAAATCTAAAGTGGAATTTACATCGTATTCAAGTTCAAGCGGTCTGTCTAATTTAACTACAAATGAATCAAATGATGTTATAGTTGTATTATACTTTTTGTATGTTAAACTAAGATTATTTAAATTAGCAGTGCTTAAAGATATACCATCCAAATCTTCTCTTGGAAATGGTAAAGTATTGGGGTCGCGTGTATATGTAATTTGTCCAGGTTCCCAAATAAAATCACCAACCGATTGTTTATTTGGCTTCAACATATATTTACGAGCTCGGCCAGTTGCTTGGCCTGACAATGTAGTTGATTGACCAATGGCTGGATTGAACACCTCTATAAACATTCTCCAAACGCCCGGAGATGTTACACCACTATCTCTTGGAATAAATGTAGTAGATATATTTGCTAACATATCTCTTGGGTATGCTAGCGTTTTTGTTTCTTCACCTACAACCGGGCCTTCAACTTTAGAAGATATTACATTATATAAATTGTTTTCTTTAAAATTTAAAACAAGCTCTCTAAGTATAGTAGGTAACGTAAATGAATTTGATACGCTGTTTGATAATAAAATTGTTCTTAAATCTGCAAATGCGTTTTGTCTAGTAACAAAATTTCCTTTTTTCTCAATTCGTATTTCAGTTCTATCTCCACTAATATCTACAATTCTACAGTTTTCAACAAATTTTGTTAAAAAGTTATAATTTATAGAATAAACACCTTGTCGTATTTCTTGATTTCTTAAATCAAGTTCTGGAGTTACTTTTAAAATTGGGTAAGACCCATTGTATTCATATTTTATAGGGAATGAATACGATGATTTTAATAATGAGTCCGAAGAGTATATATGTGTTTCTTGTGATGTTGGAAATTGATATATTCCAAGGTATTTACCATCAACATCATCTAAGGTTAATTTTGTATTAATTTTTTCTACGGAGCTATTAATTCTTGGTGAAAAATCTTCACCAAAAGTGGGAGTTACACCCTTAACAACATCTTCATTATAATATCTTTTGAATGACATATTTTAATTTCCTACAATTGTACTGTAAATAAAACAAAACCCAAATCAATCATAGGGTCTATTAATATATCAGAATTTGTAATGTTTGTAGATACAGCACTTGCAGGTGTAGCTGTTTGGTTATTAATTCCACTTAAAACAAATTTGTTCTGATTAAATTCTACTATTCTAAAATCCACATTTGCTTGAAATGACAATCTATTGTATTTTTCAACATTTTGAAAATCTACATTAGATAAAAGAACTTCACCATATGATCCTGAATTTAATTCGTATGATACAATTTGTCCTCTACCATTTCTATTTACATTTCTTTTTGCCATTATCTAACCACCTTGAAATAAAAATTATCATCAACAAATTTAGTAGTTCCGTTTTGGTCTACCCTAAAAATGAATTTATAATATCGTTCGGGTTGTAATCCATTAAACCAAAAATTAAAATAGTTAGATGTGGAGTCGCAACTAAGTTTTGTGTAGTTGGTGTCAAACGGAATAAATACTTGTTCGGTTTCAGCATCAACTACCGAGTAATATACGGAAGTTGGTAAGTATTTTACATCTTTAATTGGAGTAGATGTAAATGACCTTTGTGGAAATCTATCACGACCATATACACGAATTTTTGCTTTTGATGTTTCTTTATATTCAGTATTCAATCCCTTTACATACAAAATAATATCTTCGGATGTTAGTGGGTTAAGTGAGCCTGTTAAAAACAAAGAATCATCCCAACGAACTTCAAGAGTTGGTGGATAAATTGTGTGGGTATCCGATGAAAAGAATTTTATTGAACCAAATTTTGTAGTAGAACACTCGTCTGTATTTGATTTCTTAATGATAAAACCATTATTTGTTCGTGTGTTATTAAGCCACTCATTTACATATGCAGTTACATTTACATTTAAGTTGTCAGTATATTTTGTAAATGATTGCTTGTAATGGATTCCACTAGCGTATGATGATGTAAACCAGGTACCACCACCTTCATTTAAACACCAGCTAGCATCGTAAAAAATGTCATTAAATACCGATGAAGTTTTATCATGATTGCTAGATTCAAGTTTAATATTATCAAGTGAAGCGCTACATTGAATGCTACCACTCGCAAAAAATGTCCAACGGAAAAGATATTCACCGCTTTCTCTAGCTTGAAATGAAACTGATGGCGATAAACTTGATGTGATGTATTGTGTATATCCACTTAGGTCACTTTCATCAACTAATCTACCATCGGGCGACATAATTGTAAATTCAATTCCAAGAGGTGTAGTATCTCCCCTCGTATCCGGATAGTTTCCAGGATTTAATTGAAAACTTGCTGTATAATCTTTATTTTCTTGTAATGTATATTTTCTATTTAAAGTAGCACCACCAAAATCTGATGATGTTAATTCGAGTTTAAAATTATTAATTACAGCGGAGCCTGTAATTCCATTCTCATTTTCAATACCCTCATTTACAATATATGTTGTGGGTAAACTTGTTAAGTTTGAAGAAAATTGGTCATAAAACAAAACATTTTCGGCTACATTTTTATACAAATAAAAATTGTCTATTGACCCGTTAGAACCATTAGAATCATCGTTATCAAAAAATGAAAATTGTAATTTATATACACCACTAACACTAGCAGTAAATGCCATGTTGTATGTTTTGTTTAATGTAAGAGATTGTTCAAAGTTTGTTATACTATCATTTAAAAAAGAACCATCTGGTGATATTACATTAAATTCAACACCAGATAAACTATTTTTATTAAAGTCAAAATCAACGTAGTAAATTTCATTAGCTTCAAGTGAAGCTGAAAGATTAGCTGTTCCTCCACTATAATTTGATGATGACATTATTAGTTTACCATTTAATACTAATAATATAGGGTCGTTTCCATTAACACCTTTAATTTTATCTACTAATTCAAAATTACCAACTGAAGTAACGAAATCATAGTATGCTTGAAGTGAAGCAATTAAATCAGGATTTAAAGGTTTACCTACCGTTGAATTTGCGGTATCCCAAATTAAGTTATCAGTTCGTTGAGCCCACGAAACGTTATTTTCGTTATGAGGTGTATCTGGTTCGGAACCAATACCTTCAGTCCATGATTCTTTTACAGGATAAACATAAAGTTCATAGTTTGATTGTATTTCACGATTTTCAATATTTTCTAATCTCAATCTATATTCAGGTGATGTAATTTCACCATTAACAATTGAAGATGATATTTCAGTTAAATCAAATTCTACTAATACTCTACTATTACCCAATAAGGTAGTATTGTCAATATCATAAAACTTACCAACTTCAAGAATTTCATCTTTGCCCGTATTTTGATTTTTACGAGATGAGTCTTCATATAGTGTAGCGTCTTTATTTGGATATATTCTATAAATCATTTTTTACCTTTTAAAATAATGATACTACCTTACCACGAATATCAGTATCGGGATATTTTACTTCAAAAATTGATGGGTCTTTAGGTGGGTATACAATACCATTACGAGTCGCGTTTTGGATTCCGTATTTGTTTGATGAATAATTACCACCAAATTTATTTATAATTTGAAGTCCACCATTTCCATCTCTATCAGGTCTTACCACACTTTGCACACCATCAATTCTATCCAATAATACATATATGTCTGTTAAAGCAATAGGATTATTAATTTGCATTTGTGAATTATTAAACATTGTTTTTAAAGCATCAATACATTTTAAAAGCACTTCATTTGAGTTGTAATTTGGTAATACAATAATTTCAAAATCAATACCAATATTTACAATGTAAGCATTTTTAATGTTTACAGCATCTGTCAAGATACGATAATATGACAAATAATTTTCTAAGTTTTGTTTAGTGGCTGGATTTAAATTTTGAAACTTACCATTTGCATCATACCCCAAAATATAAAAATTAATAGCCAATGGATTAGGGATGGGGTCTGTTCCATCATCCAACAATGTGTTAATTTGAAAATCTGGTGCCGCGTATGCTTTTGCTACTGACCCAAATTGTGGTGGTAATGCGTATGCTCTTAATAAGTAATCTTCTTTAGTTACCGCTCTATTTTGAGCTCTAAAATAAGCCATGGCATTATTACGAACCTCTTCAATTTCTTCCTCAAACTTTCCACCACCAGCAGCTCTTTCGTTTGTTACAGCTATTGAATTTTGAACTGTTTGAAATACATTTGTAATTAAATTTAAAGATGTAGTTTCAATAACACGCTCTACAATTTCAGTTAAGTCTTGTGATGGAACATTATCATCTACACCATTACCAACTCTATAACGAACTGTTAATATAGTATTTGCTGGTGCTACTCCGTATGTTTTAGCATACATAAAGTTTGAAGGGTCTATACCTTGGTCAAGATTTCCACTTCCAGCATAAAGTGCTGAACCTACATTATCAGGATTAGGTAAAATTTCCTCATCTGCGTTTTGAGAGATTCCACTACCAAATTGAATATCAATTTTGCCGGTGTCAGTAACACGAGTAATGTATCTCTTTGGAACTCTTTTTAATTTAAGAAGTGATGGGGTTTCATTAGAGAACGCTGAAGTTGCTAACGAGTAATCTGTTGTATTTGGTAGTTCTTCAAATACAGTATCTTGAGCAAGATAATCTACCTTTGTCCATTCATCACCATCATCATCTATAATTGAAATTACATCAATCAATCCATCCTCATCTTCTAATCTAATTTTGTCATATGGCTTTGGAGATTGGAATGTAAATGTTTGTGTTTTTTCTAAACCACTAACAGCCCTTACATTTTTTCTTAAAAGATAATAAACTGGCTCATTTGTGTTTGGGTCAACTTCATACACCGAAACATCAGTTGGGTCAAATGATGATGAAAATCCAAATCTAACTTTGCTTGTGGTTGTAAATTGAACATTACCATTTGTAGAAGAACCTACCACCATACCTTCAGCTATGGTTAATGCATAATCCCAATTTGGAGATACATCATTACCACTACCCATTGATGGTAAAAGTTGATACACAGTAATGTCGGTTGTTGCGGGCACATATAATTTTGGTTTGTAACCAAATGATTGTGCAATTGCAAATACATTAGATTTTTCTTGAGCTTGTTCAAGAATAGATTCTCTTAATTGAACATCCGTATAGTATGATAAAACATCACCAACATACGATGCCATTTCTATAAACATCATACCTGGAGATGATTCATTAAAATCATTATAGGTTTGAGGGAAATAATTTTTAGCAAAGTCAATAAGGTTTTGACGAATATCGCCAAAATCTTTACCTATTAAATTTACATCTTTTTTAACTGTGTTATTCATTAGTTACTATCCTTAAACAATCGTTATACTTCCCTGGTCGCTTACCATAATAATTATAGGAGTGTTTGCGCCGTTTTGAGAAACACGAACATTTAACATTATGTTTATTCTATTAAAATCATTTTCTTGTGTTATTACTAAATCATCAATAATAATATATGGTAGCCAAAATCTAATATCATCCTCTAAACTATCTTTTAAAACAGTACTTGTATCTAAACTTAATTGTTCAAATAATATAGAATAAATATTTGTTCCAAATAAAGGTTGAAATGGTCGTTCACCTTTTCTTGTTAATAATAAATTTTTTAAATTTGATAACGCCTGTTCCTCGGTGGTATACGACAATTTGAATAAAGGATTACCCCCCATTGGTAATACTACACCAATAGCTACATTACGTTTTAAGTCTAACGGGTGTATTCTATATTCTTTTCTTTGGGCCATTATTTACCCTTCTTCGCACTAATGGTTTTCATCAATGACGAATAGTCTCTTGTTAATGCTTTTACAACAGCTTGACCGGCTTCGGTTTGTTGTAATTTTTCAACTGAAACCGAATTACCATCTACGTTTTGAAGAACTTGGGGGTTTTGATTATTGATAGAACCCCAAGCACGAGCTTGTGTTGAATTAAAAGTCCCATTCATAGAGTTGATACTCCGCCACTCACCACTATCAGCAGTCTCATTTAATAAATCAGAAAACCCAGTTGATTTAAACATTTCTTTTTTTGGTTTTTGTTTATTTTCAAAAATATGGTTAACATCCAACGGGTCGTTTTTAACAACGGAAGGTTGAGATTGTTTTAACTCTTTAATGATAGACGCACGAAGATTTTTTTCACGTTTTGTGATTTCTTTACTAACCTCTTCTTGAATGATTAATTTCAAGGCGTAAATTAATTTTTTTGTGTCCATAGTAATAAATATTAGTTATATTAATTTTTCATCAATTGTAGTTCGGTCTTTATACTAACCAACTGACTTGTTATTTGTGAGGTTCTTGCAACAATACTTGGAGCAACAGCCACTAACGATGCAATCGGTCCACCCACAGGCGTTGTTGCTGTTTGTAAGGCTGGCGCCAGTGTGGCTAATGTATTATTTAATGCGGTTACTTGTGCTTCTAAATTTGCAAGTTGAGTAAACATTTTATCCATATCGGCTTTCCAACTTGGAGTTGAAACATATACACCAGTTTCACCACTAATAAGAACACTTTCTTTTTTTGAGTTAATTAAAACTCGGTCGGAGGTTAATACCGCTTGTGGTTTTTGATAAGTGCTGCTTGGAACTACTCCAACTGAAAATGGTCTTGTTTTTATTTGTAGTTTTTGTTGTGAGGTAAGATATAAAGATGAATCATCACGATTTATATCTTCAATGGTAAATTGGTTATACCCACGAGAAACTCCAGCGCCATTTCTAATAATGGTTATTGGTGATTCTGGTTTGGTAGAATTCCAACTTGGTTGGTTTCTTACTGAAGAAATTTTATTGTTAGATGATGTTACTCCTTGTGGAGTATATCCAAATCTAATTGATTGTCCATATCTACCCTCAAAAATAGTATCACCCAAAAAAGGTTGAATTTGGGATATTGTAGAATCTTCTATAAATCCGGTTCCAAAGTTTATTTTACTATCATTTGATGTGCTACTATTTGAAACTCCAGCTGAAACCGATTGTAACGAAAGACCAGCAGTTCCTGCGGTTAATTCGTTATAGGGTTGCATTAAATTGTGATTTATATTACGATGTATACCAACAGGTGATAGATAATAATAAACTTCACCATTTATTACACCAGACGAAGTATTAGCCGGCCCTTTAACTAAATATACAATTTCACCAAGAACTGGAATAGTTCTAACGTGCATATTAAGGGGCGTGCATTTTACAAGATTACGACCGCCTTTTTGAATTGATACCCAAATTGAATTTATAGCATCGCTTTCATCGTTTAGGTTTATAGCTTCAACTACTCCCGTTATCATTCATCATCCCCATCATTAGGTAGGTCTTTTTCAACCTCTTTAATCGCATCCATTAATTGTCTCTTTTCGTCTTCAGAAAGAGCATATCCACCACCGTCGGCGTTAGCACTATCTTTCATCATTCGTTGAACAATAGCAGCAAGTTTAATTAAAGCATCATCATTTTTTACGGAAATATCAAGATATTCTTTAATAAGTGGAACAACAACAGCCGCTTGGTCAAGTGACTTAACCATCGGCTCAAGTTGTGCTATTAATAACTTAATTTGTCTATCTTTCTTTTTTTGATTAGAATAGATGTCAGACATTAAGTCAGAAAAAGTTTTTCCTTTAAAAATTTCTTCATCTTTAGTCATTGAATTCCTCCGCTCGGTGATTAATATTTAAAATTCCACCCCTTGTGTAATCACTATATAATTCACTATAAATTTCTCTCATTTTTCCAACTACACGTGTTATGTATTGAGTTTGAACATTAGTTCGTTCTCTAATAAGTATGTAAAGAGCTTTTTTGTTATATGAATATAAATTATCACGAGTTCTAAATAATTCATTTAATGAATCTGCGATTTTTCTATCACGTTCTTTTTTAAATAATTCAAAAATGTTATAATCAATATATCTAACATAATAATCCATAAAATCAGATACAGCTTCTCGATTTATTTTGTCATAAACCTCACTAACAACATTACGAGACACATCAATAGCATCAATGTCATCACGAACTTTCATACGAGCGTAGTTAGTATTATTTTCATTAAACAAATAATTTCTTGCAATTACTGTAAAGTAAGAAAACGCTCTACCATTGTCTCCGTTAAACTTGTGAATTTTTTCGTTTAAAAATGCCACTACATTCATTTTAACATCCTCATACGGAACATCAAAATAATATGTCTTATAGGTATGAATTACATTTTCTGCAAGTTTATCAAATGGATAATGAATAAATCTATTGTAGATTTTATTTTTTAATCTATCGTCATCGGACCGATTATAGGCATTAATAGCCATTTCCGTAATTTGAGTAAAGTATCTTTTACTTTTCGCTTTCCTCTTTTTCACCATAATAATTTTCTAATTCTGAAATAATATCATAAATATTTTTAAAA